CTACTTTCGATACAATTTTTTATTATAAGGCTTTCGAGGATATTTCCGGTTAAGCTTCTTTTGCAGATCATCACTGATACTTTCATTCAGAAGAATTTTAGAATTTAGTACCCGGACTTCTCCAGTAAGTTCCATAATAGTTTTGGCTTGTGTCGCATTTTGTTTTGAAAGCTCAACATTGGCAATAGCCAGTTTGCTGCATTCTGATGTAAGATGATTGAGTTTCTTTGTGCTGATTAATGATATTCCAAACATAATATTCTGATATTTAATCTATTAAATAATTATATTGCTGATACGGGAACAGCAAAGCATTTACAATGGCCGTGATACGGTGGTAATTTGTCCCATTCCACATGAAATCCGACTTCATCGTCACAAATGTTACAAGGATAGGAGCTGCCACGCATGACAAAGAACCCTATGGCTCCACTGGCTTTAGCTTGCAATTCCCAATGCTTCATCCAACCCTCTGCCACAGCATACTCCGTCAAATCTGACAGTGCAGTCCAAGAGCTTACAGTACGTCCTACTCCAAAAGACTCCTGAACACCGATTCTTGAAATAATAGAATAACCCTTTGAAATAGCTCTCTGTATATGCTCATTAAGCAATGGCGTTTTTACCGACTGCCTGATAGATGAAAGTAGTTTGTCTTTGGAAAGGTTCAGTAGTAATCCAGCGGCAATGGCCGTTTCAACCTCCTTTGAAAACCGGTCAACATATTCTCTTGCGCGTTGTGTGAAGGTTTTGCCGTATGATTCTCGCGTTATATATGTTATGATTACATCCTTATTGTCCTCATGTGTCGCTACTGCCAAAGTATAAGTATAGTCTTCAATTATTTCAAGAAGGGATAAAATTATGGCATCCACTTCCTCCTGCAACTGTCTGTTTGCTGCAAAACGGAATAATTCAGGGCTGATCTTGTACCGGTATGAAATATCTATAATTTGTTTTGCCGCCTCGATCATCACAATTTGAAGATTAGTGCGCATGGACAGCTCCGCATCCAGACGTTGACGGAGATATTCTTTGGCCTCTTCAATTTCCTTATCAGTCGGTATCCTCATTTTTACGTTCCTCCTTAATACCTTCCTTGATACTATTCATGCTTCTTTCTTCTTCCAGTATCTTGGCATCATCTTCCGGTGATACCGATTGCTGCAAGCTTCGTAGCCGTTCGGTAAGATCAGAATAGCTTTTAAAAAATTCTTCCATAAACTTAACATCGGGAGTTGCATTACTGATAAGGAAACATACTTTGATCCATGTTTCTAAATATTCTCGAAGTTCCTTATTGTTGGCTAACTCCCGAATCCGAGAGAACATTCCGTTGTCATCCCGAAAACGCATACTCCAAAAACCTGACACTGCCTTAATGCTGATCCAGTCATGTTCACTACCATTATCTCTCGTAACAATAAAGTTACCTACCTGAATACCGTTTGTTTTTTTGCCCATACATGTCTTTATTTAATTGTTTCTCAATATATTGTTTCCTTTTATAGCGCATTTTTCCAATATCAAAGTTATACCTCCACCATTTTTTCCTTATGCAAAACAGATGTGTCGGAATTGGAATGCCCAAATGCACATATCTATATGCAGCCTTTTCCTTCCAATTTCTACTCATAATCAAACATCTACAATTTCAAATTCATCCGCATGTTTTTCTCCAATCCACAGTCTTTTTTGATTTTCAGTAGCCGTCTCATAAATTCTTCCTCTCTTGGAAAGATTTCTTTTCCTGAAAATAGCTTCTTCTCCTAATTCGTTATACATTTTTATTGAAGGTGATAATCCCTTTGCCCTGCAAAAGAACAGTCCCGTTTCCTTATGTCTAAATTTTACTGCCATTCTTATTCCTCCCACGGATTTTCATCTTCTTCCTCAACGTAAATCCGTTTTAATTTGTCCGATACTTCTTTTAATTCACGCTTCATTTGATTTATATGAAATTCAACTGGCATAGGAATTTCCAATGCTCCCCGCAGGTTATCTATTCTTTCAATAACCTCTGCAAATTCATCCGGTGCGATCATACTATTTGGTTCTTATTTTTAATTGTTTGATAATCTTCTCCACAGCGTCCAATTCAAAAACTGTTGTTCTTTTCTCCATGTGGTACGTCCCTTCCAGTTTCTTCTCCCGGAACAAACGCTGGACTTGATAAATGCTTAATGACAAGCAGGCCGCAAGTCCTTCATGGGTATAGGCATATCGTTTGCCATCTTTGTAAACCGGTTTGGCGATCCTTTGCTTATAGTTGCCCCGTAGGTCTTCCCGTTTCTCATAATAGAGTTTTTCCGTCAAGGCTGTTCCATATAAGCCATATACCTGACCGTTCGGGGTTCTTTTTTTGCGATAACCGGCTTCCGAAAGAATACGTCCGAATACTGTCACATTCTCTTCTTTGGCATTATTGTCCTTACACCATTTGCAGTATTTCCGGTACAGAATGGCCGAAGACATCCATTTGGGTTCAATATCGGCAATTTCCTCATATCGGCACAGATAGTTCATTTGATACATGAACTTCATTACGGTACTACTTTCCGACTGATATTCATCCATGACATTTTCAAGTTCCTTACTGTCCGTCAACTTATAACCATTGGCGATAAAACGGTCACGACCTTCCAATATCCAGTTGAATATAGCCGGGTATTCGGCTTCCAAATCCCGTGACAGTTCTTTTTTCTGCCGGGCTTTGGGTATCTCCACCTCAAAGGGAATAATGCAAATACGCCGCCTCATTCCATAGCTCCAGTCTTTCAAATACGGCATTTGGTTGGCATTTGCCATAAGCAGGGGAATATTGTAAGCAGTGAAGTTATCGCCATAGATAGGCCGGGCTTCGGTAGGTTCACCACTGATAAGGCTCTTCAACGTGTCACTATCCTTACCAAACTCTAACGCTTGTATTTCAGAACAGTAGTTCAACCGCTTGCCATTAATGAAAGCGATATTTTTTTTTCTCTCATTTCCAGTAATCAATGCACCTATGCCGAAATTGCTGACATTCTCCCGGCCAAGTATGCCCATGATCGTTTCAAAGACTACACTTTTGCCATTGGAGCCGGAGCCACGAAGAACAAGCATAGTTTCCATTTTCGCCACACGCCGGTCAACAAAAATACTTCCAAGAAACTCCTGCAAAACTTTTTGCATGTTTTTGTCCGGCAAAACTTCATCCAGGAACATTCTCCAAAGAAAGACATGTTCTTCCGGCTTGTAGTCATAGGGAACGCATGTGGTCTGTACCCAACGGCGGTTGAAAGAATGCGCACGGCGAGCACTCATATCAAACACGCAATTGTTAAATACCACAATAGCATTATCAGGTTTCAAGGCTTTTCCTGCCACTACACGCTTACAGACTTTCAATACGCCTTCCACACGAGAATAATCGCCATTGGGCATCTTGCATTTACGCATCAAGTCATATATCAGGTTGCCAAAATCATCCCATGCCATCTCTTCATATATCCGGCCACTGAAATAGTAAGGCGTACCATTGAATTTACAAATCGAAGATCGTATAATGGCTGCACGCATTAAGTCCTGCACAGCATCAACACGAGCTGCACTCTTGGACTCTTGTAAGGCGGCATCCAGTTTCTCGCCTTTCATAAGCCCAAAGACTTCATTCAACAACTTCCTATACTTTCCCGACTCCATTCAGTCTTTAAATTTACCAGTCCTTACCTGATTGATACAGTCAGCAATCCATCCAACAAGATACGAGAATGTTTCCTGATTGGCCAAATCCACTTTTGCACCTATATAATCAAATATGTTCATCGCTATATGTGAACTTTCATGAGCGATATTTGCTATAGTAATGACATTCTTACTCTCGTATCGGACAAGAATACCACCTAAATTTCGCTGCTTATCACGAACACAGTCCACAATGGCATCAGCAGTATCATCCCATTCACTTACACCTTCAAACCTATCTGAAAACGTATCGGTACTGACTGCAACCCACAACTTACGTGGATATATCACTGGATCAAACTCATGTATTTTCATAAAATATCATTATTATACTCAAAAACAAGCCGTTTTTGATAGTTTTATGCCTATTTTCAAGCCATTTCACGCCACAAATATAGTTTATTTTCTACATAATAATCATATAAATACTGTTATTTTCTACCTAAATGTAGAATAAATACGCTATTTTGAAGTCTTTTTTGTCATATTTTTATTGGTTTCATCATTCAATATCAATAATCGCAAAATATTGATAAACAAAGGAAAACGACTCTATTTCAATAGAAAATACAGATGAAACATTCTCTCTGATATGTATGGTTTATGTAGGGTTTTAAAGGCAACTATACATATATAACATATTGAAATACAAATCAATGGAAAAATAGTGCATAGTATGTATAGTTTTTTATGCAAACCATATATTATATATTTTTTTTCCATACGCAATTTACATATAAACTATACATACTATACATTAAATTTCCATTGACCTAATAATGAATGATTTACACATGTATAGTTATGAAGTAAACTATACATATACTATACATTTTCAGAAGTAAAACTATACATCGGACATTCACTTTTGTAATTTATCATTGGAAAAGCCTTAAAAACATCCATTATTGGCTCCAAAAAAGAAAAAAAATAAAAATCTTGACCGGGATTGAAACATGCTTGGTGTCTTGGGTAGCCGGGGGGGGTGCCCTCCCTGCTTTCATTATCCAGTTAACCAGCAAAGAAGGAGAAAAGCCGCGTTTTGTCTTGATTCTCTTTATATTATACCTATAATATTAAATATTATCCGGCTTTTCCGCTTCTTCTGCTTTCCGCTTTGCTCGATCAGCTATAAAAAGGCTGCATCTATAACACTGCAAAGGCAGATAATAATGTACTGTTTCCTCTTCTTCCGTATTTTCGTCCTTCTTCATCTGTTGTAAATCGGCTATTTTCATTAATACATCTGCACGATCTTTCCCCCTCAAATAAGGCAAAGTTTGTTCGAGACCTGACAAAACCGCGTCTTTATCTCGGTATTGTACAACATTCCCGGCTTTTTCTTCCTCTTCTGTTTCTGTGTTTTTCTTTTTCTTCTTGCTTTTGGTGCTATCATTGTCAGGAAGGAAGGCCGTGCGGTTATCTTCAAAAGATCGTATAAGCTTATTAATACCGGGTTTATCCTTTGCAAGTTGGGCGGCTCCGCGTTGCGCTGTTTCTATCTTTGTTGATCGTGGCCTAAATATAGTTGCATATGCTTCGCCACGACTGGCGCCGGATGCTACAAGCATACAAAAGAAAACATCATCCGGGGTTAATTGGTAAATCTGCTGTAAATCTGTCACGCGCTTACTATACACCATATAAAACGATATAAAAGGGTTTATTATATTGGCGTCTTGCGCTCTGTAACTTGCTACAAAGTTAAACAAAGGCTATAAATAAAGCAAATAAGCGTATTTATAGCCTTTATACTTATAAATATTTCCTTACTTCTTAAATACTTTATATTTATCATTATATTATTTATTAATATGTTGATTATCAATATATTATATCAATATTAATAAATGTAAAAACGGAGCATTTTCTTAAAAATAAAAGTGCATTTTGTTTTGTATTACAAATATTATTCGTATCTTTGTAATACAGAAAAGGAGATAAAAGACCGGATCACCTTCCACAAATTCCGCTTTTACTTCTTCTTGGTTGAATGTTTAATTTAAAATAACGCCGTACATGTAGCCCCAGAGGGCACAAACTGCTGTAACCGTTTGAAAGTTCATTTTGATGTGTTTCAAGAAACAGCGAAAAAAGCCGCTATTATAAGACTATCAACGGCAAATAGTTTTGAACTTATTCACTATCAAGATAAACATATAGCGTTATTAATTCCTTTTGATCGCATTCAAAAGATTTCGTATTAATAAAAAACCGGGTCGAGTTTGGCGACTCTTCCCGGCCTCCCTTTAAACTTTGCGTTTATCGGATCACCTTCCACAGTGATAACGCAAAGTTAAGGGAAAAACAAAGATAAACCAAGTTTCACCCTTTAAATTTTGCGTTATGAACACAGATTTATTAATTATCTATATTCGCAATTCTCGCGATATTTACGCGCTTACGGAATGGCTACAAAATACACTTTTGAAAAAAGTTAACCGCGGTTTAACTCCTTCCGTTGAATATCTTGCAAACTGTTCCACTATGAAAAAGATCGTTCGGATGGCTGCAAAAATGCTTTCCGATCAGGATCATAAGACCGCAACCAAGCAAGAAAAAGAACAAGCGGCAAGAGAACACGCGGCCTATATTATCGGATGCGTGGAATATCTTTCTAAATTCTAATAATAACTATTTTTCCGGGGCTGTCATGGCTCCGGGTTACTTCTTACTTTCATTATTCACCCTTTAAATTTTGTATTATGACAACTACAAATAGACTTTGTTACACAGTATCAAAAAGATATATTCAAGCCGGGACAACCTT